TCGAACGCGAACTTGTAGATGTAGAGGCGAGCCGGACCCATCACCAGGTTGCCAGGCTCGAAGCCGTTGGTATCGGCCATGCTTGATCACGTCCTTTGATAGAGGGATCAGCCGATCCCGGAAATTGCGTGATTGGTGATCCCCCGCGAGTGCGGAAGTCGTTGTGTTACTTGGGAACCGGCACCCAGTTCAGGACGAGATCCACGGAGTACCCGGCGTAGTCGCCGAAATCGCCGTACACGCGTCGAGGTTTGCCGATCGCGTACGCGGTCTTCACCACGGCGTTCTCACCGCACTGCGGCAACACGAGCCGCTGTGACGCGTACCCGTAGGTGCCGCCCTGGATCATCGCGACCAGGTTGCGGGCCTTCTCCCACGGCGGCCGGTCAATGCCGGGCGTCACGGCCCATCCCTGTACCTGCATCACCGGGGACTCGAGCCGGAACTCCGGGACTGTGCTTCCGCCGGCCACCGTGAGTGTGACGAACCCGGACACTGCCCACTCGGCGGTGTCGCGCGGCAGCTGCTCACCGACCATCGCGGCCGTGAAGCCGTCGAGCTGCGCGATCCACGCCTTGGCCACGACTTCGTCAGTCGCGATTACGAAGACCATCAGCCACCGCCTCGCTTCCGATAGAGAGCGGGACGTAGGTAGGGCTGGGGTGGAACGACCTCGCCGGTGAACACGGTCACGCCGTCCGGCCCCGCATACCCGACGCGGTGACCTTCCTCGACGTAGATCCCGTAGTTCTCGTTCGTGCCGATCCGGCCGGTCTCCCCGCGGACTTCGCTTTCCAGCGAGTCACGCAACGCCCCGGTGTCGACCGGTGCGCCCGCCCTCGCGTCGACGAGCACCTCACCAACAATGCGGGCCAGCAGCGCGCGGTTGTCCGCCGCGATCTGCTCTCTCCACCCGCTGTTCTCGACGTACTCCACGGCTCACCCCCCGTCGTCGCCGACCCGCTTCAGGTCCAGCTCGGCGTCAGGCGTGCGCCCGGCCGCGCGAGGACGGGTGACGTTCTGCACCATGTACAGCTCGCCGTTGGTGTCATCTCGGATGCGATCGCCGGTGAGGATGTCCGTTGTGGACGGAACCGTCCCTGAAACCACTCGGACAACCCGAGGCGTCTGCGTAGCCGGGTCCCAAACACGCGAGTTCTTCTCGACGATCGAGGCGACCACGTCCGTGGAGAGCGGAACCGTGTTGTTCGGGATCGGGTTGCCGTAGTCCGGATCGAGTGTGGTGCCGCGGTAGATGCTGGCCGTGCAGGTCGCAAGCGTGTAGATATCGATCACCTCCTACAGCGGCGTGTATTGACCCGGCAGGTAGTTGTCGTCCACGCCGTTCCGGCGTTCACCGGGAGCCCGGACGCGCAGGGACCGCGATCCCAGCCAGGACACCCGGCGGAGCGCGGTCACCGCGTTCGGAGCGAGCGTCAGCCCGTCCTCGGCGAACGTGACGCCGTTGGTGCTGCCCGTCGATTCCACGCCCAGCCGGGTGAATGCGTCCGGCTGCGGCTTGAGCCACGCCGCCTGATAGGCGGTAGCGAGTTTGAGCCAGTACCGATCGCGCGCGCCGATCCGTTCGGCGTCGGCGTAGATGCGGCCCGCGTGCACGTCGATCGTGGCCTGTGCCGCCAGCACGTCGCTGTCGTCCACAGTGGCCTTGGCGTACGTGAGCACGTCGGCAGCTGTGCACCAAGCGTCAACCATGGCGCCTCCTTTACAGCGAAGGGCCACGGATGCCGCGCAGCGATTGACTGCGCGGCACCCGGAGCGTGGATTAGGCGCTCTGCAGCAGCGAGAACGCACCCGGTGCGCCCGGCGCGAACGCCTTGCGTGCCCGGAAGTACAGAACGTTCTCGTCGGTGTCGACGCCGATGCCGGTTTCGCTGTCCTGGAAGTTCACAGCCAGCGGGTTGCGGTCACCGACCTGAAGGAACTGCCGGTTGCCGAACACGATGAACGGCTTACCGGTCGGGGCGTCCGAACCGGTCGTACTGGTCTTCGCGCCCATGGACCACTGCAGCTCGTGCCCGAACAGCTTCAGCCCGCCACCCTGGCCACCACCCGCGTTGCCTGCGGACGACTCGTTGAAGACCGGCGAGCCGCCGGTGTCCGTGATGCCGCGCAGGATCGACGCGAAACCGGGGTGTGCAATCACGACGGTCTCGGCGGGGTCGAAGAAGTCGCCGACCTCGTACAGCCCGAGCGCGCTGTTCAGGTTGGCGTACGTGATACCCGTCGGGTTGCCGGCAGCGGTGGCCGCCACGGTCAGGTTCGAGTTGGCGACGTAGCCCGTGGTCGTTTCGGCCTGCGTGAGCAGGTAGTAGAGGCTGTCGAAGCCCCACCCGTGTGCGGCCTTCGCATTCGTGAGACCGAGGCAGATGTTGTCGAACAGGCGCCCGTACGAGGTACCGGCGTCCAGGCTCTTGGTCTTCACGATGTCCGCGAGCGAGTCGGACCGGTCCTCTTCGGCGATCGTGACCTTGCCGCCGATCTTGTCCGAGTTCAACAGCACCGAGTCGTTCGCGGTGGTGTCTGCCGGCGCGCTGGTGGACTTGGCCCAGCGGCTCAAGTGCACGCCACCGGAACGCGGGGTGTACTTCGTGTTCGAGCCCATCGGGACGTGGTTGCCGAACCGCTCGACGGCCGACGCCTGCTTGACCTTCTGGATGACTTCGGGGTTGGTCTCGACCGGAATCCAGCCAGCACCAGTGAACGCAACGGCCATTGCCGTACTCCATTTCTGTGAGGGATCTTGCGAAGGGATGCCGCGGATCCCTCACGGGGTGCGGCGGACGCCTCTCGGCGAGACTTGGTGCTAACCGCCGTACTTGGCGGCGATGATGTCCCAGGGGGCCTGAGACTCGACCACGGGCGGCTTACCGCCTGACGTGAGCTTTCCCGGCTTGGGCTTCTCGCCCTCGACCTTGAAGAACTCGGGGTACTCGGCCTTGACACGCTTCACTTCCGCGTCCAGGCCGGTCACGTCGCCGTTGTCGTCGATGTCCAACTTGGACACGTCGATGAGTCCGGCCAGAGCGCCCACCCGATCGGTGCGGGCGTCTGCTTCGAGTAGCGCGGAACGGGCGGACGCCTTGACCGCGGTCGGCTTGTACCGCGCAGAGGCGGCTTCGTCGGCTTCCCGCTTCGCCTTGTCCGCGTCGGTCTCGTGCTGCTTCGTGAGTTCGGCGATCTTCGTCCGGCGACCTGCGCTCTCCGCGTTCGCCGCACTCAGCTTCGCCTGGTGTGCGTCCCACTCGGCTTTCGTCGGCGGGGTCCACTCGGGCTCGACCACCGGTGGAACAACCACGGGCGGGGTCACGACGGGCGGGGTGGTGATTTCGTCAGCCATCACGGCCTCATTCCTGTGCATGCCCTCACGGGCTACTTGCGGGTGGTGGGTACCGACCCTGTGGTGAACGTGCCGTTCTTCAAGGCGCGTTCGGTCCGCTTCTTCACCGACTGCGGGACACGCCAGCCGGACGGGGAGCGGGAGTTCTTGGTGTTGCCGATCCGCGCGAGTAGCCGATCAGCGGCCTGCGCACGGACGTTCTCGGACTCGGACGGCAGCGCGTGTCCGAGCAGGATCGAGCGCTCGGCCTCACGGCGTAGCGCGGCGGGGAAGTCGAACGCGGCGGACTCTTTCGCGGCGGCCGCGGCCCGGCGAGCGGCGTCAGCGGCCACCTGGTCGCCGGCGGCTTCGGCGTCACGGATGGCGCCAGCCCAGTCGTGCGTCACGGACTCGGCGCCTTCGGTGTCGTGCCCGAGCCACGGGGACACTCGGCACCTGCAGTTCGGGTGGCGCGGCGGGCGCTCGAGGTCGATCTCGACGAGGTCGCCGGAGTCGTTGTACTCCTTGACGGGGTACGCCTTCGCGCCGAACGTCAGCCGCCAGTCGAAGGGCTGCCCCGGGTTGACGACGTGGCCGGACAGCGCCAGACAGGTGACGCACGCGTCGCGCTCGGCGACCCACACCAGCCGGGCGCCGGCGTGGACGGCGACCGCGGCCAAGCCTTCGTTCAGCTCGGCGTTGAACGTCGTGCGCGCCGTGCGCTCCAGGACTTGCGTTGCCCGTGCGGTCGCGGCGACGCGCTGCTCCACGGCGCGCAGGTCACCGTCGGGCAGCTCCCGCACCGCCTGTGCCGCTTCGTCGAGCGCTTCGCGGGCGGTGGCCAATCCGTGCTCGATCGCCGATCGGGTGGAGGGAAGCAGTTCCTCGTCGAGTCGGACGGGGCGCTGGCTGATCTCGGCGAAACCCTGATCGTGTCCGAGCAGCCGAGCGCGCTGTGCGTGCGACAGCAACGAGTCCTCAGGGTCGAGGGCAATCCCGGTGATGCGGAACGCCAGCTCGTCGAGCAGGTCCCGCAGGATCGCGTCCTGCGCCTTCGCTGACGGCTTCCCCACCGTCCGGCCCCACGCACCGACCAGCCACCGGTTCACGCCCTGCAGCGCGGCGCTCAACGCGGCTGTGGCGGCAGACACCGCGGCGTCTTCGAGTGCCTGCGCGGCCCCGTCGTGGTCAGCGATCTGACTAGTCGGGTCCGCCATCGAGGTCCCCGATCATCTTCGTGATCACCGTCTGCACGGTGGACTTGTCGAGGAGACCGGCGGCGACCGCCGTGGCGAAGCTGGCCACCGCGTCGCCAAGCTGGGCGAGGAGAGCGACCTTCGCGGGCAACCCGCCGTCGCCGTTCTTCAGCCACTCCTTGACTTCGTCGGGGGTGTAGCCGATCTCTGTCAGCGTCTGGTCGACCGGCACGCCGAGCTCCTGTTTGCGTCCGGCCTGGTCGAGCTTCGTGCTCTCGTCGGTGGACTCGACCGGCGCCCACGTGAGCGAGACAGGCGCGTCGTCCTCGCCGAGCAGTCGCAACACGAAGCGGTAGAACGCCTTCAGCTGCGGGTTGAACGACGCCAGGCGTGCGCCCGTCTTCGAGTCCAGCGGGTCGTTGGCCGTCTTCAGCGACTCCCCCGACGGGATCTGCCCCGTCCGGTCGAACAGGTGAAGCGGGGTCTTGCTGGCCAGCGCGCCCTCTTTGAGGTACGCGGCGGCCGGCTCAAGGAACGCCTTGGGGTCAGCGGCCGGGAGCTGGATGACGCTCTTGTAGCCCTCCAGGTCCCACACCGAGCCCGGCTCCGACGACAACGTCGATGCTGGGTCCTTGCCGGACACCGTCTCCGTGCTCTCACCGTCGGGCGAGATCTCGTAGTCGTCCGCGTCGAGGTCGGACGGGCTGGACGCCTTGGTCCCCGCGTCGCGCAGAGCCACACGTTGCGGCAGGCCCTGGAAGTCCACGCCGGCCATATGGGTGGCCTTGAGCTTGATCAGCGTGTCTTGCGTGCCGTAGAACGGTTTGTGCTCCGGTGTGCCGTACTCCCCCGGCAGCCCCGTCCCATGGAAGTGGAACAGCGGAAGCTCGTCGTACGGGTTCGGTTCCTCGGCGTCGCGGCCGTCCTCCGTGTACGGCTCGAACTCCGAGTCGGTCGACCCGCTGGTGTCCTTGCGGGAGATGTAGCGCTCGATCCGGTCCGAGTACAGCAGGTCCACCCGGATCCGCTTACCGAACTGCCACCGCTGGATACCGAACTTCGGCACAGTCGGGTTCTCGGGGTCGTACACGATCCGCGCCGTACGGGCGTCGTGCACGTCGACTCGGGCCTTGCCGGGTATCACGTCGCCGTTGGCGTCGAGCATCGGCCAGGCGCTCAGGTAGCTGTCGCCCTGTTGCAACGCGCGGCGCATGATCTCCGGGCGCACGAGCTGCATGTTGTTGTCTTCGTCGAACGCGGCGATCTTCGCGGTCCGCGCGTCGGTGTCGGAGGTGATGGCCGTGATCTTCAGCTTGTCCGCGACCGCGTCGATCACGACGTAGCCGAGGACCGTCTGGAAGGACCCGCCCATGCCGCGCAGCAGCCGCCGGATCCTGCGGGACGCGAACTGCTCGGTCACCGGCCCGTCCGAATAGGACACAGCCTTGCCGTAGCTCGGTGCTGCCTTGGTCATCGCGGTGAGAGCGTCGCCCAGGTCGGTCATGTCGCCCCCTTATGCGGCGGCCTCACGGGCTCCCGCTGTGCGCTTAGGTGTGTCGTTCTTGAGGAAGGCCTCGACGCCGGTACCGACTGCGTCCACGAGGTCGTCGTGCTCGGCGAGCGGGAACTTGACCATCTGGGCTTCGAGTTGCGGGATGCGCTTCTCGTGGAACACCCGGGAACGCTGGTACTTCGCGAGCAGCGAGCCCGCGCGCACTTCCTTCGGCACGTCCTGGTGGACCGTGTCCACCCTCACCGGCAGGTCGTGCAGGATCGCTTTCCACGTGTCGCCGCCCTGATTGGTCTCCACGACGACGGCAACGATGTCCGGGTAGGCATCGAGGATCTGAAGCACGCGAGCACGGAGCCGCTCACCGGGCGAGATCTTCACCTGCCACGCGTCGCGCACGAGACAGGCGTTCGACGGCCGGCTGTACGCGATCACGGCCAGCGCGGTGAAGTCCGACTTCGCCTTGGTCGTCACGGCGGGGTCGATGCTGAGGATCTGGTGCGTGATCTGCAGGTCGGTGCGGACCACGAAGTCCTCGCCCCGCCAGAACGCAGAGTCCGCGGCCATCGGGTCGTTGCGCATCTGCGACATGAACGACCGCATGTGCCGCTTGAGGTTGATCCACACCATCGACCAGCGCTCAGGCCAGAGACTGCGCTCAGTGCCCTCGTCGTCGGTCTGGATCACGTCGTAGTAGCGGGGGACGAAGCTTTCGTCGTCGACCCACTCCGGGTACTCCTCGCCGCGCTGCTTCGCGGCGATGTCGTCGATGATGGCGCCCGGGATCGCTACCGTCCCGGCCATCGTCACCGACGCCTTGTTGTTCATCGGCAGGATGCCGGACACCAGGGTCTTCAGGCGCGACTCTTTCTGAGTCGGCGAGTAATTCCCCTCGGTGCCCTCGATGTCGTCCAGCACGATGTGATCAGGCCGCTTTGTGCCGATCTTCAAGCCCAACACGGAAGAGTCGATCCCGCGGGCAGCGAACACGAACCCGCTCGTGGCGACGTACATGCTCTGCGAGTCCGACACCGACACGCCTGTCGGCCGTCGAGCCGCGGTCACGAGACCGGGGAAGTCCTGCCGCAGCAAGTCGTTGTTCTCGAGCTCGCGCTTGAACGTGCCCAGGTGATCCGTTGCCTGCGTGGCGCTGTTGGCGAACGCCGCGATGAACATGCGGTGCCCGTGCGCAGCCAGCCACAGCGGAATGATCGTGAACCACCACGTGGACTTACCCAGGCCTCGAGGAGCGATGATCGCGTCTCGCATGTCGCCGGGCTCGCCGGAGCTGATCGGCCGGATGTACCGCTTCGCCAGCCCACACCAGTCGAGGTGCGCTTCGCTGAACGAGATCACGTCGCCGGTCTCGGTGCCGCGCAGGTGGTGCGGCAGGTACGTCAGCGCGAACAGCAGCGGGTCGAGGCGGGTCAGGATCCGCCGGCCTTCGGGGTCGGCGAGTAGCCGCGGGTCGAGATCGGCCAGGTAGGCGTTGAGGTCGAAGGCCACGGGGACCTCCGCTCACCACCTGTCCGGGCGCCCGCTGGTGTTCAGCCCGTGATGCGACCAGTACCAAGTCCTCTGCGGGATGTGCACGATGTGCGCCCCTGCAGCCACGCACTCGACCGTATGTTGGAAGTCCTCGCCGTACGCCTCGCCGTCGATCAGCGCGCCCGGTGAAGGTTCCCGGAAGCCCACCTGCTGCGCGAGCTTCGTCCGCTCCAGCAGGGTGATCGTCGTCTGGTGCGGGTGCTCGGGGTCGAAGCGCCGGCCGAAGTGCCCGAGCGGGTCGATGTCCGGGCGTTCCCTGCCTGCTGGGTCCTTCACCATGTAGTAGGAGAAGGTGTAGTCGGCCTGGTGCTCGTCGATCCCGGCCCGCAGCGTCTCCAGGTGGTTCGGCAACAGCACGTCGTCGTCGTCGAGGAACGCCACGAACTCGGTGTCCACCTTGGACAGCCCCCGTTGCCGGGTAGCTGCGGCGCCGGTGTGCTCGTGATCGAGCTCAACGATCACCGCGGCGGGCTGCAGGCTCTGGAGGGTCACCGAGTGCAGCGCCCGCCGGAGCATCTTCGCCCGCGGGGGAATGGACGGGATCACCACCGTGATGTCGTGCGTCATGGCATCCGGCCCCACTTCGTCTCGAACGTCTTCGCGTCCAACTCGGTCTGTGCCAGCAGTGCAGGGTCTGCCTGCGTGTCGTGATCGGGGTAGCGGTGATCCACGGGAGCGTGAACCGTCACGACTCCGCCAGCAGCACGTGCCTGGAACTCGATGTCGTCGTCTCCGAACCACCACACCAACGACTCGTCAGCCAGGATGCGGGACTCCCCACGCAGCACGAACGCGTAGCCGGTGATCTTGTGCTGCATACCCGGGTACGCGAGATCGGCTGTCCCTGTGCGGAGCGCACCGGTCATCGTGTCGACCCAGCCGGGCGGCACGATCACGTCGTCGTTCAACACGACCACGTTCCACACCCCAGGCTGGGCTTCCTGTAGCCCCTGAACAGCCAGCCGTCGGGCTCGGAGGAAGCCACGGTTCCACCACCTGCTGATGTTGCGGTCACCGCGGTCCCGGATCGCCAGGTACCGGTCCAAGCCGTCAGTGGAGGTGTCCACCACGATGACCGTGTCGACCTGGTCTGCGACCGCGGCGATGCACTCATCAAGCGTGTCCCGGCCGCGCGTCGGGATGATCGCGAACGTCGGGATCACTTACGAGCCCACGCGTACACGTCACCGGGATTCGGGTTGAACTCCACATGCGACATCGAGAACGCCGCCAACGCGACGGTGAGAGCGTCGGGGGCGATGTTGGTGTACCACTCACCCGGCAGCGGGGACGGTCCACCACGGGCGCCGTGAGGGTAGCGGCCGGTGGACGCCGCGGTGATGAACAGATAGCCGCCGCGCTTCAGGACACCGTGCGCAGTGCCGATGCAGCCACGCCAGTCCTCGACGTGCTCCAACAGCTCCGTGCACGTGACGATGTCGAAGCGCCGTTTCGTCTGCCACGTCGCCGCGTCCGCCACTACGTCGACACCCGGGCCGTCTTCGATGTCCAGACCAGTCCACCGCGCTTGGGGGAACAGGTCGCGGGTGGTGCCGTTGATGTCCACCCCACCCATGTCCAGGGCATCCAGCCGGCCGGAGAGATCGATCCCGGACGCTTCGATCATGCGCGCCATACCTGCGCGGGCTTCGTCATGCATTGCTGTACGCCTCTTCCCATCGCCACGCGTTGCCTTGGACAGTCCGCCTCGCCGCCCACTCGCGGGCCGACTTGCCGAGCTGGACCCGGTATTCGTCATCGTTGGCCAGTTCCCGCAGGGCATCCAGCCAGCCAGCAGGCTTACCGGTCCGCGAGTCATTGAGCACGAGCACGCTCGGCGCACCAGCCATGTGTGCATCGGCATACGGTCCGGCGCTCGACACGATCGACGGGATGCCGAGCGCGGACATCTCCAGCAGCGCGAGATCCGACTTGCAGTCGTTGAACGGCGACGGCCGCAGCGGGATCACGGCCAAGTCGAAGTCCACAGCCCGCAGGAACGCGTCCACACTGGACTGCCACGGCGCATGCCGGGTGACAGCGCGAGCACTGGCGACCCGGCCCGTGTAGTCCACACCCATGGCGTGCAGCTCTACCCGGTCCCGGTGGTCCGGGTGCTGAAGGAACCGCCGTAGCGGTGCCGCCAGCTCGCCGAAATCCCTGCTGTGCGAGCGCCCGCCACGCCACCCGATGGTCAGCCGCTCAGTGTGGGCGCGCTCATGATCGAGCAGCCACGCGGGGACCTGGTTGGGTAACACCACGACGTTCGGGTTGATCTCGCGGCAGTACTCGGCGAGCGGCTCGGTCGACACCGTGACCACGTCGGCTACCGCCATGTTCTGGTGGTAGCGCTCGACCGTCGCGGCGTCGTAGAACCGGTGAGCCGGCTTGTTGCTCGGGTCCGGGTGAGACAGCAGATCGTCGGTCTCGAACACCAGCTTCGTGTGGCCGGCGCGCGCGAGCTTTTGCCACGTCGCCGACGCGCCAGGCTGGCACACCCGCTGACCGACGATCACGTCGAACTCGCCGGTCTTGGCGTGCTCCGGCATCTCCTCATCGAGCCACACGTGATGCCCACGGTTGGCGAGCTCGGTGCCGGGCAGGATCAGCCGGTAGTAGCCACAGCCCTGCCGGTCGGCGAGCCAACCGAAGATCTTCACGCTGTCCCCCGATCGTGATGCTGGAGCCGGAAACAATCGAGGGCCGCGGCACGACTACCCGGCATGTTCACCATCAGTTACAACGGCGGCCTCTACACCTCTGCAGATGCCATAGACGCCGACGAGGCCCGTTCGATGATCATTGCCAACCTGAAGAAAGGGGACCCGTTCTGGATCAACCTTGTGCCCGCTGAAGATCAGGAAAATGCAGTCACCGCGTCCTTGCTGATCACGCCTGGCGTACCGCTGACCGTGCTCGTCACGGCCTGACTGCTTCCTCAGGTGTCCGCGGTCAGCTCGGTCTCTGCGGCAATCTGTGCAGCGCGTGCAGCAGCGATCTTGGCCAGGAGTTCTTCGGGCTTCTGCTCGACGCGAGCTTCGATCTCCGAGCGGGTGGGCGCGTCGAGGCCCATCAGCTTGGCTATGCGTTCCTCGACCCGCAGCAGCCGGTCAATGGCGGCGAGCCGCGGCGCGGAGTCTTCGAGCGGCCCACCGTCCGGGTCTTCGACCACCTTGCCGTGCGACACGGCGTAGTGGATCCGCTCAAGCACGTCGAGCGCGGACTGTCGCATCTCGCCGAGCCGTTCGAGCTGGACCTTGCGGAGCTCGTCGGCGAGCGGTAGCACCCGCTCGTCGGCTTCCTGCTTGGTCCAGTTCTGGATCGTGGTGTGCGAGACGCCCATCTGGGCGCCGGCCTGACGGTCGGTCATGCCGCGGAGCTTCAGCCGGTACGCCTCGGCCCGGAGCTCGGCGGTCTCGGCGCGGTTGCTGTGGGACTGGGGGTTGTCGGCCATCGCTGCAGCCCCCTTGTGGTGTTGGTGGTCCGGGAGCGCGGGCACACGAGGTAGGGCGTGGCCCGCGCTCAACCGGAGAATGAGAGAACCCCACCAAGCCCGAGCGCCTGGTGGGGTTCCTGCGGAGACAGCTCCGCCTAAACGTGAAACGTACGCGATGACACAGCGTTACGCAACCATCGGGGCATATGCCGCGCCGGTCATGCAGCGACGGCAGCCTGCCGGTCAAGCTCGGCGAGTACGTCAGCCAGCAGGTATCGGCCGCGAGCGTCGGCGCTGATCTGGCCACGATGGCGCCATAACCGGACCCGGCCAGCGCGGACCGGGCTGCCCCAGCCTCGGGTTTCAACCTCGATCTCCGCCGGCGTCAACCACGTGGCCTCGACGTACGCACGGGCAGCGGCTACCGCGTCGGCCACATGCACCCAATCCCCGCACCCCCCGCACTGCGTGCTGACCCGGTCGAACTCGGCGGCCACGTTCTCGCCGCATGCCGGGCACGCACCCAGCGGCACCCTGGCCGGACGCTCCACGAGCTCCAGTGCCCGCTCAGTGGCCAACTCAAGGTCCGCACGGTGCCACGCCTCAGCGGCCTTCAGCCGGTCCTTGGCCTCCAACGCGTCGAGGTCGATCGGCGGGACGCTGCCGAAGCCGCCACCGGTAGACCCGACACGGAACCGGCGGGTAACGGACTGCTTCTGAACCACGTGCTCAAGGAGCTCGAGGATCTCGGTCATTGCTGCCTCCCACCAAACAACCTGAACGATCGTTCCACTATATGCCGGATTGGCAATCAGCTTGCGGCAAGGGGGTAACCGGAGTGGCTATCCCCTTGCCGAAGGTTTCAGCTGGTCGAGATGGTTATGGGATCCCGTAAGGGCTACCCGGCTTTGCGGGCCTTCGGGGTGTCGAGAGAGGTGCCGCCCACAAGCTTGTTCATCGCCCTCCACAGCGTGAGGGCGTGCGGGCCGCAGACCGGCCAGGGCATCTTCGGGGCGCTGGCCTGGCCACAGGGCTCTCCGTCTGAGCGGATGGTGGTACAGCGCATCATGTCGTTGAGCAAACCCATGGTGGGTCCTTTCGGGTTGATTTGCTGGGATCGCAGGAAATTACGGGATCCCGTAAAATTGCTGGTCACGGCCCTTTTTAGGGTTGACCCTAAGAAGGCCACGGGTGGTCATCCGGCTTCGAGGTGGACGGTCTTGGTCCAGGGGTCGATCCAGGCGCCGGCATGGGGCCAGGAGGTGCCGTAAGGGATGGGTGCCGCGGTTGTGGTGGTGCCGGGTAGCGGGTCTAGGAAGCCCTCGTATGGATCACTGGGGGCGTCACACCAGTCGGTGGTCATCGTCGGTTCCCTATTCGTCGGGGCTGAGGGTGGCGTACGCGCCGGAGAACAAGGTGCGGAACGATCCCTTGCGTCCGTTGCGGTTCTTGGTGACGACCATCTCGACGTAGGGCGACTCTTCGCCGTCCTCTTCGGGCTTCTGCATGATGATCACGACGTTGGAGTCGTTGGCGATCTGCGCGGACTCGCGGATGGTGGCCTGTTGGTTCAGCTGCGCGAGCTGCACCACGACGATCGGGAGCTCCTGCACGAGCGCCTTGACCCGGCGGGAGATGAACGCCACTTCCTGTTCACGGCTGCTGCCGCCACCACGGGCGTTCAGGAGCTGGATGTAGTCGAGGAGGAACAGCCGGGCGCCGCGTTCATGGAAGTGCTGCCTGGCTTCGTCTACGACGTACTCGATGGACAAACCCGCCCGGTCGTCGACGATCAGCGGAAGCTCGGTGAGAGCGTCCTTGTGGGAGTTGAAGCGACGCCAGCTGAAGTCCTCCAAGTTCCGCTTTTCGATGGCAGTGAGCGGGATGCGGGCGGTGCGGGAGATGACGCGGTCCAACACGTCCAACTTGGACATCTCGGCGGAGAAGATCACGGACGGGTAGCCGTTCTCCGCGGCGTGCCCGGCGATCTGGATCCCGGCGACACTCTTGCCGAACCCAGTGGGCGCGGCAATCGTGATGATCCTGCCGGGCAGGAACCCCCCGCCCGAGAAGTCGTCGTTGAACTGGGGCCACGGGGCGGGGATGTGCTCTTGCTCGGTGGTGACTCGCTCACACCACGGGTCGAGCAGTTCGGAGGACCAGCGCCACGTGCGGTCTTCGGCCGAAGTGGCAGGCGCGGGCGTCCATGGGTCTTCGCTGACGGTCCAGCCGTCGTCGGGGGTGGTCACGCTGTCGCTCCGAACGGGTTATCGCTGTAGCCGCCTACAGCGGGCGTGGGCAATTTGGCGACGGGCACTGACCTACCAATGAACGCCGGTCCGGGCTTGATCGTGCGGCGCATCCACGTGCGCCAGGTCGCGACCCAGTCCTTTTGTTTCGAGCCCTTGCCGCGATGCCAGTCAAGGAATTGTTCGGTCTCGGATTCGAGGTTTACCGGGATGCCCTTTTCGGTTGCCCATGCCCGCATTGAAGGGGTGATGGCCATCGAGTCGGGAGGTGAGGTCAACGCCTTGCTTCGGGGGGCCTTCTCCGAAGCCTTCTTTTCGGCGACGATCTCCGGAGCCGGAACCCCGAACAGTCCCGGGCTGTCAACCTCGGCTTCGGGCGTCGCGGTAGCGGCGCAAGACACGGGGTTGGTACGGGGTACGGTTTGGGTGTCACCGTGACACCCCCTTTGGGCCTTGTTGACACCCCCCCGGGTGTCACCCTGACACCCGGGTTCCAAGGTTTCAGGGGGTTCCACCGTGACACCCCCGACTGAGACCCGGCCAGCCTTGCGTCGAGCACGGGCAGCCGACAAGTCGTCTGATCGTACGTGCTCGACGTTGATCCGGTAGATGTCCACACCGGCCGCGGTCACGCCGACCTTCGACAAAAGCCCGGCCTGCTCCAGATCCCGATTCGACCGGACAATGCTGGAATGGCTCAGCCCTGTTCGGAAACTAAGATCGACGTGCGAAAGATAATGAGTCCCAGTCGCTGAACGCTGCATCTCGCAACGCGCGATCAAGTTGATCCGGGCAGCCACATTGTTGC